GACGCACTTCGCGTTCAGTTGGAATCACACGGCTTCACCACGGTTATTAACACCGGCACGGTGGGTTCGAATAACAAGGTCATTTGGACTTGGCTGCCAAAAGCAAAGACCTTTCATAACCAATACAACATGACAATCGGGTTGGTTGCGTCTGGAACTACTGCCTTGATTGACGGGACACCATTTACCCCAACCGAAGCAAAGATTGGAGTTAACCCGACAAACCAGCATCTTGGAACGATGTCTTCTTCATACAACAACACCCCCTCCGCTGTTACCGGCACCGGCATCACCGGGGACGTTTATCCATCGGGAGCAGTTTTGACCGGAAGCAACCTTTCGGTTCCTCACCAAGTGAACGATCTGAACATTTCAGGAAACTGCCTTCGTCACTGGTTCTTTACGCCAGAGCATTCCCCGATCAGTTCGGCGGAATGGTACATCTACATGGTGATCGAAGTCACAACCGGGGTTTTTCGAACCATTGCCTATGGGTGTTTGAAAAAGTATGCGGCGGCTTCGTGGAGTGGTGGATTTTTCTTTGATGGAAGCAGCAGAAACACCGCTGCTTCTACCCGTAGCACTTATATATTCGGCGGTGGAACGCTTCAAGCCGGCACGGCAACATCAGGCGGCGTTGTCGACTACAACAATTTTGATTGGGTATCGCGAACCCCTAACGGTGCGGTTCCTTGGACAAGACTTTTTGCTGATGCCGCCTTCGGTCACTCCGTGCACTGCGTTGGTATGGATCCGCGCGGCTTGGGAAAAGATTTCTTCGACCGTTCCCCGTCTGCATTCAGCGGGCTAACTGTTCGAGTTCCGGCACGTGTCTGGACAAAAAACAACAACACGACGGCGGCGAACTACAACTTCCGCCCGCTTGGGGAATTCCCCGACGTGTTCCATGCGAGCATGCAAGACCTTACCCCGGGCGACGTTCTGACGGACGGCGGCGAGAAGTTCCTTTGCGTTTCTCACGGATCCAAGACAGCAGGAACCTACACTGTTGGAAACTTTGGTTTTCTAATTCGGAACCCGAATCTGTAAACCATGACCACGTTCAGTTCTGCACTTGTCGATTTCACGACAAACATTGTCACGAACCTTGCGCCAGAAGCGCAGGAACCTGCTCCTGCCGGAAGTTCGTGGCTGATCAGCAGTTTGACTGGAAGCACCCCAAACGTTTTGAAGTGGGGCATCATAAAAGCCAACGTCAACAGGTACGACGGTGAACTTTGGAAGATGTACGGCGCGCTTTTTTGGTTCGAGCGTGTGCACATTGTCCCCTTAACGTATGCGTTGGGGAACGTGATCAGTGCGCTTGTGAAAACGTATGAAGTCTATAATGGGTGGCGTTACAAGTACAAACACCTTCTGACGATCACCCCTGTAAACGCAGGGGGCTTCAGTTTTTCCGGCGACCTTGCTACTTCCCCGCGACTGATGCAGCCAAAGCAATCGTTCATTGTGACGGCGAACATTAACCCGGCAGGACCGGTGACGATCGCGGCAAGTGTGGTCTACGTGTTCGATGGCGGTGAATCGCTGACGATAACGTTCACTGGAAAGCGCGTGATCGTGATGTCTGTTGAACCTCAATCAAACATCGTTGAAACGTGGGAGTGGTTGACGGACATCATAGAATCTGGATCCGGCAACGAACAGCGCATTTCGAATCGTGATATGCCGCGACAATCGTTCACCTACCAGTATTTGAAGGAAGACGAATCTAGCGCCTTCCTCGAAAACCTTCTGTTCGGCTGGGCAAACAACATTTGGGCGGTTCCGGTGTGGACTGACCATATTCACCTGACAGCGGCTACGGTTGCAGGAACCACGTTGGTTCTATCGGTTGACAGCACCACCAACCGGGACTTTCGAACTAATGCCGGCAGCAACCTGATTGCTATTTGGAACAACGAAAATTCGTTTGAGGCTGCCGAAGTTGTCAGCTTCACTTCGACGACGATCACAATTTCCAGTGTTATCTTGGCAGTGTGGCCGAAAGGCGCAGTGGTTGTGCCGCTACGGCTTTCGTACATGACAGAACCATCGACGGCAGTTTTCCAAAACGTGAACGCACGGAACCGTCAACTACGGTTCACAGCCATTGCCAACAAAATTCCAAGTTTCAGTGGATCCCCTGCACCTCTGCAAGCTGGCGGATTGTATCGAAGCCGCCCGTTCTGGGATATCACGAACGACGAACTGATTACAGCCGGCAGCTACAACGTGATCGATGACAAGCAGATTCGCACGATAGGCGGCGAAACCGGCAAGTTGATGACGAACACCACCAAAAAGTTCCCGGTTCGAACCGTGTCGGGTGTCGGCATGACATCATACGGGCGTTCAGAATTCGTGCGAATGCGCGAATTTCTGCTTGGGGCGCGCGGCAGACAGCGATCGTTCTGGCTTGAAACCGGAAACCGTGACTTCAAGATCGAAAGCACGTCTGCATCAGGGGCTTTGAACGTCAACGTTGTTCCTTGCAACTACACGAACCAAGTATTCGGTGCTTTGGGTGGTCCGCGCACGCGCAAGGACATCATCATTCGATACGCTAACGGCGCGACAGACAAACGCCGCATTGTGGCGTCGTCAGAAACAATCGGTGTTCGAGAAGTGCTGGTACTTGACAGCGTCCTAAGTCAGACGTGTTCAACTGCAAACGTCACTCGAATCAGCTACCTGATACTGCATCGAATGGGCAGCGATTCTGTTATCCTGAATCACGAACGCGTCGACGGCGACGTGTCTGCCCCCGTCACCCTTGTTAGCGTGTACGACGAATGACATTCGCAGCCAAAGAAATCAGCACAGCAGACGGTCGCCCGGTCGAACTGTATCTGTTCGCCACGAACAACGCCGTTCAGTGGTACTTCACGAATGCAGAAAATGATATCGTCTTCAACGGTTCCACCTACGTTGGAATCGCTATTGCACGGTCACAGTTTTCACAATCGACAGAACGTCGCGCGACAAAAATCACGGTTGTGATGGCTTACCTCGAAGCCCTTACCGCGCCGTTCGCACAGTTGTCCATTTCGCAGCCAATAGAAGGGCTGACCACGCTGACGATCTTCCGCCACCACCAAAGCGATACCGGAAACGAATTTATTCAGAACTGGAAGGGCACAATTTCTTCGTCTGCATTCAACGAAGACGGGGAAGTTGAGTTCCTTTGCACGGGCATGAAGAACGTGTTCGAACGCGAAGGTCCGCGCATGAACTACGGCGCGTCTTGCCAGCACAGTCTTTATGATGCGTTGTGCACGCTTTCTGAAGTTGCACACACTGACTTCACTGTTACAGTTACGGCGATTTCTTCAGATGGAATCACGATCACCCTGAACCCCGCCGACATAGGCACGTCGCCCATTCGAAACTTCATCGGCGGAAAGATGATCAAAGATAACGGCAACGACAAGCGTCTGATCGTGAAGCAGGCGTCGAACGTGCTAACCCTGCAATACCCGTTCCGTTCTGACTTCATCACTGGCGACTTCGTGAACCTTACGCAAGGGTGCAATCACCAATTGACCGGCGACTGCAAGAACAAATTCGCCAACGAATTGAACTACGGCGGCGCGGCTTACACCCCCGGGCTGAACCCATTCATTGCCGGACTGGATCTACTCTAATGGTTTGGGTACAACTTGCCATCGCTGCCGTGCTGTTCGTTGTCGGCGAACTTCTACGGAAACCGCCGCCTGATGCACAGGTAGCCAACTTCGAAGACTTCGGCTTTCCTGACATCGACCCAACGAAACGCATTCCCATCATCTGGGGAAAGAAGCGGATCACCAGCATTCACACGCTGGACGTGCAGGGTTACCGAACGCGCAAGATAAAGGCTTCTAGTGGTCTATTCAGCAGCAGCGTAATCGGCTTCAACTACTATGCCGGCGTATGTCTGGGGATTTGTCGCGGGCCGAACGTCACGGTGAAAGAAATACGGCTTGGTGATCGTCTGGTGTGGGCTGGAACCGCACCATTCACTGCTGACGGGTTTGTGATCAACGTCGACATTCGCGACTTTAACGGCGACGAAAACGACATCAAAGGCGTGATCCGGTTGTACGGTGGTGGACCCACGCAACTGGCGAACGCGTGGTTCAAAGCGAAGCACGATGCCGCCGGAACACCAACCCCTGCATACAGACACCTTTGCTACGCTGCATTTGAAGACTTCAAATGGGGAACTTCGCCGACGATCGGCCAGATTGAATTCATTGTCGAACGCTACCCGAACACACTGGGGCTAGGTGCCCCACGGCAGATCAACACAGGGTCGACTGAAAGCCCGGATCCGGGCGCAGTCGACCTTGCTATTCCGGAAATCTTGTACGAAATCCTGACGAACAACGATTGGGGACTTGGCGAACCGTCCGGGGAAATTGACACCGCAAGCTTTACGGCAGCGGCGACGACGCTGGCAGCAGAGAAAAACGCCATGTCGTTGGTTTGGAGTAACGGCGACAGCATCCACGGCTTGATGCAGATCATTATGCAGCAGGCGGACGGTTTCGTTTTCAAGCGGCTTGATACCACGCAGTGGGAAATCAACCTCGCGCGACCAACCTACCTTCTGGGCAGCCCGATCAATAGTGGAAGTATTCTGACGTTTAGCGAAGAAAACAGTTCTTTAATTCGCTACACGCGCGGCAACTGGACGGAAACGTTCAACGCCGTAAACGTGAACTGGTCGACCCGTGACCTTAAAGGCAAGCCCGCGCCCGCAGTCGCACAGGATATGGCGAACTACGACATTCAAGGCAGCACGCAGCTTGCCAATTACACGTTCCCGGGGTGTGCGAGCAAAACACTTGCCAACTACTTGGCGAATCGTCAGCTTCGCGCCACTGCGTATCCGTTGGCTATGGCGGAAATCACAACCAACCGGCTGGCGTGGAACCTGAACCCGGGTGACATTGTCGTTTTCCAATGGCTGGATCTGGGCATCACAAAAATATACATGCGGATCAGCAAGATTGCTTACGGCACCCCCGAGCAAGGCGAAATCCGGCTGTCGCTGATGGAAGACGTTTTCGGAACTGCCAATGCCGTGTTCGCTGTTCCTCAAAAATCGCTTGCTTCGAAGCAATCGAGTTTGCCAATCAACGTTGTCACGGCTTACGTGAAGGACCAACCGCGCTTCATTGCCGATCTGGATCCGAACAACGCGACACTTGCCGAAAAGCCGATGATTCTGGCACTGGCACCGCAGGGAAATTCGCTTGAGTACATCCCGAACGCGAAGCTTTCATCGCTGACCAACTACGTTGAGCAGGCAACCCGGTTCGGCTTCGCAGCACAAGGAACGCTTGCGCGCGGCTACCACCTCGACGCTGTCGAAATGTCGCCGGCAGGCGTCGACCCCTACACGATCAAAAAGCTTCGGATCAACAATGTATCGTCAACAACGGACATTGTGACCCCGATCACGACTTCCCAACAAAAGGAACTTGGTGCCGGATT